GGCTCCTTAAAAGAAAGCTTATAGGCGTAGCAAACGATAAGATAGATGAGATGTATGACGATGCTATAACTGCCGGTGCTCTTGGTGGAAAGGTGCTCGGTGCCGGTGGTGGTGGTTACATGATGTTCTATGTTCCTCGGACAAAGAAAAGCCATGTTCTTGATGCACTAAAGAGATATGAATACAGAGATTTTCAATTTTATAACAAAGGAAGTACCATAGAGTATCTGTGATGAGTAACTTGAGCTTTTGGGAACAATGGGCAATAGGAGTTGGTTTTTACCTTCTTATTATGAATACATTTGGATTGACTGGGTTAAGTAGACAAATTAAAGAACTTGAAAAACAAGTGAAACAATTAGAGAAGAATATTAATGGCAAATCACGATTTACCAACTTATAGCCCATCATTGTATTTCAGAATGTATGGCTTTGATATTTTTAAAGCTCTGGATACTATAGACTGTGATGCCTTTACTGAGGCATATGACATTCTTGATGAAGCCTATCGCTATAACAATCCAGTTCTGACATTCGGTAATGGCGGCTCGGCTGCTATCACTGAGCACGTCATTGCAGACCTTGTGAAGGGCATGGGCCATGATATTGGAGAAGGCAACTACCCTATCCAGGCACTGAGCTTGACTACGAATAGCTCACTCCTGACCTGTCTCGCCAATGACTATGGGTATTATGAAGCGTTTGCTACCCAGATTGAGCGAACTATTTCATATGGAACTATCTGCCTCGGTGTATCATCTTCTGGGAAGTCGCTAAATATAGTGAAAGCGTTTGATGCCTGTAAGAAGAGAAAGGATGACGGTTTTAAATCAATAGCTCTAGTTGGCTTTGACGGCGGGAATGTCCTCTCTGAGAAGCTGGCAGATGTTATCATTCATGTGAAGTCAGACAACTATGGCATTGTGGAGGACTGTCATTCAATTATTCTTCATGCACTAACCCAAAAACTTCGTATAAATACCTGTAAAGATATAACTAAAGTTCGTTTATAGTTTAGTGAGAGTTTGAGCCCCTAGATTTTCGGTTATCATTGGTTCGAATCCGATTTCCTCCTCCATGGGGGAAAGCCCTTTTGGGGGCATACTCCGATATCGCCCCTATGTTCAAACTCTCTCTTTAAAGGAAAAGATGAAGAAGAAATCTAATAATGTAATCATATTTCCAAGACAAACTAAACGGGCCGTGAATTCCAGCGTATCGCCCGCTCCTACTCAACAAGAGGTCAATGAAAACATTGACCAGAATAAGCAATATCATATTCAAGAGACTATCAACTTTCTTATCCCTCTTATCTTCAGTCATCTTAATATTGCTGGTTTCACGCCCGATGACGGCAACGAGTTTGCAGTTAAAGAAGGCGCGTTCATTGTTGAGGCAATCCGTTCACATATGTTTTCTCACTATAGTCTCAAGCACCCCTTCCAAAAGATTGTAGAGAATGTCTTCGTCAAAGAAGAGGGAGACGAAGAAGGTGTGTTGACTATTGCTAGAGATATCAAAGTTATTTTGAATGACGGATAGGGCTCGTGAACAAACTATTATTGAAAAGATGGAGGAGTACTTTCGGAAAGAGTCTCTGAAGAAAGAAGAATACCTAACCTGTGGGCAGTTCGCAATTGCCTATGCACTCCTCCAGTTAGTCAAGAGTTTCAAACCAAACTAAATATGTTCAAGAATAAAGCTTTTTTTAAATATAGGTTTTATTTTTCAGGTGAAAGGTATATAGAACCCGAAAGGATTAGTTTAATTAATATGCAAGTTTCATTGTCTGAATTCTTGAAGAAAGTGTCAACACTCAAAACTAAGAAAGAAAAGGTAGAGGCCATCAAGGCTAATGACACACTACCACTCCGCATTGTGCTCCAGGGAGCGTTTGACCCTAACGTTGAATGGCTACTCCCTCCTGGTGACCCCCCATACAAACCCAATGAGAACGTGGACCAAGAACATATTCTTGTGTCTCGCTGCACGAAGCTTCGTTACTTCATCAGAGGCTTCTATGACAATCTTAAGCAAGATAAACGTGAAGCAATGTTTATAGAGATGCTTGAGAATGTCGATAAGGATGATGCAGTTCTTCTCTGTAATATTAAGGAGAAGAAGCTACCTTATCACGGTATTTCAATGGACATGGTTAGAGAGGCATTACCAGGAATATTTAATGAGCAAGTCGCGCCCCAATAAAAAGAACCTCGTTGTAGTAGACGAATGGGAAGAAGAACGCCGTCCGAAGCAAAAGCAGGACAAGCGTAAGGAAAGACGTATCGCCCGTGCTCTCAAGACTAAGAATGTCCAAGAGTTTCTACGATATGATGAAAGTATAGATTTAGACCCAATAGAGGACTAAATGCCAAATTATAACTTCTACGATACACACACAGAAGAAATCTATGTGTTACGCCTAAAGATGGTGGAGAGAGAAAAGTACCTTGTTGAAAACCCTCATATAATGCAACTTCCCTCTCTGCCCGCTCTTCACTCTGGACGTGGGATGCAAAAACCCGATGAAGGCTTCCGCGACATTCTGAGAGAGATGCAGAAGCAGAACTCCAAAGGCATAAATCGCGCTTCGATTAACACTTTTTAAGAAAGGAAGAACGCATTCGCCAGTCAGTACGTAGGCACAATTATCATAGAGGGTCCAAGACAAAAATGGATACACAAGAACATCCGTTTGTACAGTTTGCAAGATGCAAGAGAAAGAAAAACGGACAAGAAAAGATTAATTTTACACTAGCTAACATCCAGCCGCTTACGTCGAATCAAAAGCTTACATTCAGGGAGTATTGTGCTGGAAAGCACTTGATGCTTCATGGATGTGCTGGCACTGGCAAGACCTTCCTCCTTCTTTATCTTGCTCTGAGCCAAGTTCTTAGTGCGAACTCCCCATACAAAAAGGTTATAATCGTTCGCTCAGTCGTGCCGACAAGAGACATGGGGCACCTTCCTGGTTCTCCCAAGGATAAGGCAAAGGTCTTTGAGTTGCCTTACTATGCAATACTCACAGAGTTGTTTGGTAGGGGAGATGCCTACGATTATCTCAAAAATAAAGGGATAATTGAGTTTATGACGACTTCATTCATCAGAGGCATTACGCTCAATGATTGTATCGTTATCGTGGACGAGATGCAGAATTCAACCCTGCATGAACTGGACTCATGTATAACACGAATTGGTCATAATTGCAAAATACACTTTGCTGGTGACTTCAAACAGTCTGACTTTACTCGTTATGGCGAGCGTGAAGGCGTTATGCACTTCATGAGGATTATTAAAGCTATGACTGGAGTTAGCTTTGGTTTTATTGAATTTACAGAGCATGACATTGTGCGCTCTGAAACTGTGAAAGAATATATTGTTGCAAAGGATAGACTTAGAATCGCCGTCTAGAAAGCTCTTTCGACATAATTTAGTTGAACAGATAGTTCTCCAGGAGGAGACGAGTGAGACGGGGCGAATTTATATCACGCCAGATGGTGACCGGCTTCGCTCGGTGACAACGGTACTCGGTGACAAGCTGGATAAGACGTGGCTAATCGAGTGGAAGAGGCGCGTAGGGGCTCGGGAAGCCAAGAAGGTGTCTGGGGTAGCCACACGGCGGGGATCTGCCATACACGGCATCTGTGAGCGCTACGTGGCGAATGAAGAGGATTACCTTAAAGGCGTGATGCCGATTCATCAGTCCATGTTTTCATCTATTAAAACTATATTAGATAGATATGTAGATGATATCTATGGAATAGAAATACCTCTTTACTCACTTACGCTTAAAACTGCGGGGCGCACGGACTTAGTAGCTAAATATAATGGAGTACCGACCATTATTGACTATAAGACTTCTAAGAAAGTAAAAACTGAATCACAGATACTTTCTTACTTTCTTCAGTCCACGGTCTATTCTATGATGTTTGAGCGGGCGTATCATATTCCCATACCTCAAATAGCCATAATCATAGCCGTTGATGATGAGCCGCAGCCGCTTGTGTTTGTGAAACCTCGTGGAATATATGTCAAGAAGGTGCTTGACGTTTTCGTTGGAGATTAG